AAAGATTAATAGAAGAAATGAAAACATTTATATGGCGTAATGGAAGACCAGAAGCTCAGTCAGGGTACAATGATGACTTAGTTATGGCTTTTAGTATTGCTATGTATATCCGAGATACTGCCCTTAAATTTAGACAAAGAGGTATAGATCTCACAAGACAATCGCTGGAAAATATGCAAGTTAACAGAACAGCATATCAAGGCAGTTATGGTAATAATCAAAACGTTAAAAATCCATACCAAATAGACACAAATAATGGTAAAGAAAACATTGATTGGTTATTATAATAATATTTATAACAATAATAATATATAAACATGGCAAATACTAGTGTATTTTCAAGATTAAGAAGATTATTTTCAACTGATGTAGTAATACGAAATGTAGGAGGTGATCAAATCAAAACAATAGATTCAGGACACATCCAATCTAGTGGTGAGTATGAAACTAATGCTTTAGTTGATAGATTCAATAGAGTATATTCTACAGCTCCTTCCTCTTTATATGGAGCACAATTTAATTTAAATTACAATTATTTAAGACCTCAATTATACTCTGAATACGATATAATGGATCAAGATGCTATTATAGCTTCGGCATTAGATATTTTAGCTGATGAATCTACTCTTAAAAATGATATGGGAGAAGTACTTCAAATTAGAAGTTCAAATGAAGATATACAAAAAATTCTTTATAACTTATTTTATGATGTATTAAACGTTGAGTTTAATGCTTGGATGTGGATTAGACAAATGTGTAAATATGGTGATTTTTTCCTTAAAATGGAAATATCAGAAAAATTTGGTGTTTATAATGTTATACCTTACACTGCATACCACATTGAAAGAATGGAAGGCCAAAATTCTGAAAACCCATCAGAAGTAAGATTTAGATGGAACCCAGATGGATTTGCAGGTGGTTCTTATGGTTACTATAATGTACCTAATCAAAATGTTGATGATGATAGAGGAGGTATAGTATTTGATAATTATGAAATGGCTCATTTTAGATTTGTAGCTGATGTTAATTATCTTCCTTATGGTAGAGCTTATATCGAACCAGCTAGAAAATTATTTAAACAATATACATTAATGGAAGATGCGATGTTAATTCATAGAATTGCTCGTGCCCCAGAAAAAAGAATATTTTATGTAAATGTTGGAGCTATTCCTCCAAATGAAGTAGAAGCATTTATGCAAAAAACTATTTCAAGTATGAAACGTACTCCTATGATGGATGAAAAAACAGGTGAATATAACCTGAAGTACAACATGCAAAACATGCTTGAAGATTTTTACATACCAGTTAGAGGTAATGATAATGCAACTAAAATTGATACAACACCAGGTTTATCATATGATGGTATCCAAGATGTAGAATATTTAAGAGATAAATTATTTGCAGCACTTAAAATACCTAAAGCATTTTTAGGATATGATGAAAACACAGAAGGTAAAGCTACATTAGCTGCTGAGGATATTAGGTTTGCTCGTACAATTGATAGAATACAAAGAATTATTTTATCTGAATTTAATAAAATAGCATTAGTACATTTATATACTCAAGGTTATACAGATGAAACATTGACTAATTTTGAATTGTCAATGACTACTCCATCAATTATATATGACCAAGAAAAAATTGAATTATTAAAATCAAAAACAGAATTAGCAGGTTCATTATTAGAACAAGGTTTAGTATCATCTGATTGGATTTATCATAATGTATTCCACTTTAGTGAAGATCAGTATGATGAAATGAGAGAATTAGCTAGAGAGGATGCTAAACGTAAGTTTAGAATAGAACAAATTAAAGCAGAAGGTAATGACCCAGTTACTACAGGTAAATCATATGGTACACCTCATGATTTAGCTTCATTATATGGTATGGGTAGAATGCAATCTGACCCAGCAAATGTACCCCCAGGTTATAATAAAGATGACGCTCAATTAGGAAGACCAGTTGATAGTATTACTAATAGAGGTAAACAAGAAAATAATTTTGGTAAAGACCCATTAGGTACTAAACGTATGAAAGATACAGATAAAAATGATGGTGATGGAAGACCAAGTTTAGGAGAAAGTGAAAGCGCTCATGTAACGTATTTAAAAAATAAAGAAATATTTAAATCCCTTAACAAAAAGAAATTAATCTTTGAAGAGGATGAAAATACATCTTCGTTACTTGATGAATCTCAACTAAAAAGCTAATATTTATAAATAAATATATTTTTGATGAAAATAAAACATTCAAAATTTAAAAATACTGGTATATTATTCGAATTACTAGTAAGACAAATTACAGCAGATACTTTAAAAGGAACCGATTCACCAGCAATAGATATTCTTAAAGAATACTTTGTTAAAACTCAACTAGGACGTGAGTATAAATTATATGAATCTGTATTAAAGTCTAAGGTTATATCTGAAGGTCAGGCTAATTCATTAATCTCAACATTACTTGAAAATTCTAAAAAATTCAATAGAAGTTCTTTAAAAAGAAATAAATATCAATTAATTCAAGAAATTAAAAAACATTATAATTTAGAATCTTTCTTTGGTTCTAAAATAAAAAATTATAAAGAGATAGCTTCTGTTTATAACTTAATAGAAAGTTATAATGCAAAAGAAATTACAGATTTAGATCAAATAAATAATAATAAAATAACATTATTAGAATTTCTAACAAAATCAGAAGTATCAAAACCAACCAAAGATGAGGTAATTAATGAATTTTCAGGATATGATAAAGATTTAAGAACTTTAACTTATAGAATATTATTAGAAAAATTTAATGATAAGTATGATGATTTAAGTATAGAACAAAAAGAAATACTTAAAGAATTTATACATTCAGTTGATTCAACTCCATCATTAAGAAACTTTTATAATGAAAAAGTAAGTATATTAAAAAATACATTATTTGAAATTGCAAATAACATAAAAGATAAAGCTACTAAAATTAAAATAACAGAAGTAGCTAAATTATTAACTGAATTAAATAAAACTGATAAGGTAGATAATGATAATTTAGTTGATTTGTTACAATATTACGAACTAGTAAAAGAAATAAAAGTAGCAAATGGGGTACAAATATAAACTTAGCGAAATGTCTAAAACTGCTTCACCCGAAGCAGCAGCAAAAGAACTTGAACGTAAAGATGGAGAAAAATTCGAAGTAGGTCAAGTTACTTTCAGTGATGATGGTCAATCTAAATCAACTATATATAATATAGATGATACAACAGGAGCTATTAGTTGGAAGATTACACAATTACCTGGGTTTGATAAGTTATATGATGAAATGGATGATTTAGTTAATGTAGCTAAAAGAGTTTATGTAAAAACTAAAGATGATAAAGTATTTAGAGACATATATGAAGAAGCTCGTAAATTAAGAAATAAAACAAGAACACATCTTAGAAAAGAATACCCAGAAGAATATAAAAGAATGACTAGGATTGGTGAAGCAGCACAAAATGTTGATGTTGAATTACCTAATATAACTAAAACTAAAGCAAATAATGCAATTACTACGGTATCAGGATTTGCTGATTTTATATTAGATGCTTGGGATGCAGTAGCAGAAAAAGAACAAGAAGGTATTCAAAAGAATGCATTTATAAAACAAGCTAGAGCATTTTTAGAAAAAGCTCAAGGTGAAACTAAAGCTACACCTGTAGATGAAACATCAATGTCAGGAGCAGCTGGTGCTTATATGACACCATATGCTTTTAGAATACCTAAAAAGAAAAAAAAGAAAAAAATAAAAGAAAATTATAGAGGTGTTGAGTTTGAAGAATACATTGATGAGTTAGAAAAAACAATGTATGTTGAAAGAAGAGATAGAGGTAGATTTATTATACACCCACTAGATAAACCAGATGTAAATAGACCTTCAGGAAATTATATTGTAATAGACGATAACAACGTAACAGCTGTTCAAGGATACAATTCAGGTCCAATATCTGTTTTAGCAGATAGATATGGTTTAGATGACGAAGATAGTAGAATGACTCCTATGGGTAAAACAAATGCTGAAGGAAGAGTGTCATTATTATCCTCTAATATATTAAAAGATGCTATTAAAGCAATTAAAGATTCAAGAGACGTAGAAGCAAAAAATCAACAAGATTACTACAGAAAAAGAGGCCCAGTATCAGGAGTTGGTAATATGGACGAAGGAGTAGGAGCAACTTTAGGTCCAGGACCTAAAGCAAGTGAAGATGGAGTTAACGATAATGCGTACGTAAAACAATTTAAATATAAACTAGTTAAAAAAAATAAGGACGGTACTTATGTACAACCTCCATCAACTTTACCAGTTCGTAAACTTTGGGGAGAGTAGCAATATTTATAATATGAAGAATATACTAGTTAAAGAAGAAGAAGACAAATTAGAAAAATTTCAACAAGGCCGTATTGATGCTTTTGATGAAATTGAAAACGAATTAAAATCTCTAATTAAACCTTTAAGACAGGCAAAAATAGAGACGGTTAAATACTATAGACAAGATGAACCTAAAAGTTATTCTGTCGTTGTAGGAACCGATTTAATTAAAGATTATATTAAAGACATTAAAACATTATTAGAAAAATAATACTATGAAAAAATCAGCTGAACAACTACATAAAGAATTAACAGATAAGTTAATTACAGAAAATTATGTAGACTTAAAACCAATTAACAAAATGGAAGCAACTCCAAAAAGTACTTGGGAAGAAAAATATTTTACCTACATCAATGAAGCAGGTGATAAGTCACTTAATCCTATTGTAAATGATGACATGAAAGCTAACACTAAAGAATCAGAAGAAAAAGTATCATCTGATCCTAAGTTAAAGTTTGAAATGGAAACTAAACAAACAGGAAGATTTAAAATTTCAGATGGTGTTGAAAATATTGAATCTCACAATTATGATTATTCTCCAAAAGTTGATAACATTAATAATGTTAATGCTCAAGAAATGATGAATGGTGTTTATTGTGAAGTTAAAAATGATCCAAATCTAACATTAGAAGAAGCTCAAAGTAAAGCAATTGCAAATTTAGCTAAAGATTCTTTACACTATGTTAAAAATGGTATGTTTGGTGTTGAAGGTTTAGGATACTCAGAAAAATCAGCTGGTTTAGGTGAAGTAGATAACCAAATGCAAGTAGTTAAAGAAGGAGTTAAAAAAGCTCTTAAAGAACATTTTACTGGTGTAGCAACAAATGGTAATCCAAATAGCTTCGCTGCAATGTCTGGTGAAGTAATTAATAAAATGTTAGCTGAAGAAGGATTAAATGAAACTCCAAATTCATTAGATAACTTTGTTAATGAAATGAACAAAGAAGATGATATGCCTATGGATGAAAATGATGTAGATGAAGCAAGACAAAAAGCTATTGAAGCATCACAAGAAAAAGCAGGTATGGAAGAAGAAGCAAGACCTGATTACCCAGATGTAGATGGAGATGGTGATAAAGAAGAATCAATGGAAAAAGCTCTTAAAGATAAAAAAGCTAAGAAAAAGAAAGTTAAAAAAGAATCAATTGATTCTAAATTAGCTGAAATAGGTAAAGAAGCTGAAACTGTAAAATTAGAAGCACAATTAGATTTTTTACATGATCATATTGCAGAAAAAGTAAATAGAGTTGATTCAATTAATGAAGATGATAATCTTAAAGAATTAATTGATAAAACTAAGATGAAGCAAATGCAGAAAGAAATTAAAGAGCTTGAAAAGAAAAAAGCTAAAATGGAGAAAATTTACGAAAAATCTTGTGGTAAAAAATACTCTAAAAAAGAAATGGTAGATGAAACTGAAGAAGTAGATGAATCATTTGATAGTGTAGTTGATGATATCATGGATCAAGGTAAATCAAGAGAAGATGCTGAAAAGATTGCTGGAGCAATAAATGCAAAATACGTAGGTAACTACAAAGACTAATTAAGTTATAATATGAAGCAATTACTAATAGAAACGCACGCGTTTAAGGCGTCACCCCAACAGTTAACTGAAAATGTTACTAATGACGGTAACTTACTTGTTGAGGGGGTATTAGCTACTGCTGAAGTTAAAAATGGTAATGGTCGTTACTATTCTAGAGATTTATGGGAAAGAGAAATGGGTAAATATAATGAACTTGTTGAACAAAGACGTTCAATGGGAGAATTAGATCACCCTGAATCCTCAGTTGTAAATTTAAAAAATGTATCTCATTTAATTAAAGAATATTCTTGGGATGGAGATAACGTAATGGGTGTTATAGAAATATTACCTACACCTTCAGGTAATATACTTAAAGAATTAATAAAAAATGGTGTTACAGTAGGTGTATCATCAAGAGGTATGGGATCACTAGAAGATAGAGGTGGAGTAATGGAAGTTCAAGATGATTTTGAATTATTATGTTGGGATTTTGTTTCAACACCATCAAACCCAGGCTCATACATGCATGAAGTAATTAAAGAAGGTAAAGAAATAGTTAGCTATGACTATACGAAAGTAAATCAAATAGTAACTGAGATCCTTTGTTCTAAAGGTTCTTGTCCAATAGTGTAATTTTAGAATATTTTCATATACGTATTACCGTAATACACCATGACTATCTTATATGGTGTTCAATAATTAATAATTTTCTATTACGTCTCATTAATAGGCGTATTTCACAAACTAAATTTTGGGATTATGGCAACAAACAGAGATTTGCTAAAAGAGGCCATTGCTGATGCTAAAGCCGTTAAGGAAACAGCTATCACCAACGCCAAACTTGCTCTTGAAGAAGCTTTCACTCCACATCTAAAATCTATGTTATCTGCTAAATTAGCAGAAATGGATAAAAAAGATGATGAAGTAAAAGAAGAAAAAGAAGAAGTTGATGAAGAAATTAATCTTGACGAACTATTAGCTGAACTTGAAGATTCTAAAGACATTGACGAAGCAAAAAAGGACGACGACAAAGACGACATCAAAGAAGATGAAAGAACTGACGCTGAAGAAGAAGGCTACGAAGATGGAATGAAGGACGAAAAAGAAGACATGGAAGACGAGATGGACGATGAAGTCGATCTTGAAGATATGTCAGAAGACGACCTTAAAGGATTTATCGAGGATGTCATTAAAGACATGGTCGCTGACGGAGAAATTGAACC